AAATACTAATGAATGACAGCGTTGAGTTTAGCAATGATCAAGGCACATTTAAAACTGGCGTACTTTATATTGGTAGTGCCAGTGGTAATCAATGGTTAGAATTTAGTCCAGATGGATCAATCAATATCTATGGCGCCGCTGGCTTTAACTTACGTAGCAGTGGCCCAATTAATATGCACAGCGATAGTGCTGTAAACATACAAGGTGCCGCTGTAAACATCACAGCAAAAAGCAGTGGCGCACCTGGCACACAAGGTGGAGCATTGTCGGGACTATCCAATAATGTTACTATTCAAAGTGCTGGTAGTCTACAAATTAAAGCCGTTACAACAGCATCTATTAGAAGTACAGTTATGATGAATATTGGCTCTGGTGTAATGAACGTAGGTGCCAATGGTATTTTAAATTTAAGTTCATTAATAAGTACTAGAATTAACGGCGCTACTATACTATTAAATAGCCCGTATTTGCCAATTCCGGTGCCGCCAGCACTTGACATAGTTACTAGTCCGCACCAAGACGTAGTCAACGATGGTAGTAAAGGATGGGCCATCAACGAAGGTGTATTACAAAGTGTATGTACACTGGTGCCAACACACGAACCTTGGACCAAAGATGATTATAAAACTCGTCCAGACCCAAGTAAAGTGGCCATTGCAGCCGCAATAGCAGGGGCAATATTATAATGACTGACATTGGTATTCAAGCGGCAGCCGGTGGTGTTGTACCTACCCCACTACCACAAACCTGGCTGGGCAAAAATACAATGCCAATAGCACAACCGTTGGATACAGCTATAACTCAATTAACGCCCGGGCAGGCACGAGCATTAGTAGCACAAATTGGATATGATGCTAGTGCCTGGGATTATACAAAAATTGGCACAAATAATGAAGTTGGACGTTATCAAATAGCACCACAAGTATTAGAAGACTACGGACTACTAGCCAGTGGTAGCAACAAACAATACGGCAATGCCTGTGTAAATTATCGCCATTGCTGGAGTCCTAAATATATTAACACTGGCACAGCAACAACATATTTTTACAATATCAACAGTCTTGGCGAGTTTTTAAATAACTCTACAGCACAAGATCATTTGATCTATCAAATTTTAAACACAACCTATTTAAATGCTAAAAAGATCAACGTGATAACTGACACAGACTCTGCCGATATCGTTGGTGGTATGCTATATGTAACACTGGGATTGGGAATAGGCACACAGAGCAATAGTCAGGCTGGTACCGGAACAGGAGCCTGGGCCTGGAGATATTTTAATGTAGGGGCAGGCGCCGACAGCTATAATACTGGCCGCTATGCTGTAACAGTTTTAACACAATAAATACAATATGCCTATTACATATCGCGGATTTAGTACACTCCAAAATCAAAAAAAGTACAGTTTAACTGACTTTGAGTTGGCACGACAAGACTTATTAAATTATTTCCAAACTCGCAAAGGCGAACGCCTAATGCAGCCAACATTTGGTACTATTATTTGGAATATGTTGTTTGAGCCACTTACCGACGATACTCAGGCTACTATAACCGAAGATATTACACGTATTGTCAGCTATGATCCTAGACTACAGGTAGGCCAGGTTTCGGTTACACAACAAGACAAAGGCTATATGATACAACTTTCGTTGACTTTTGTGCCTACTAGCCAAACAGCGGTATTAAATTTGACTTTTGACAAGTCAGCACAACAACTACTCAGTAATTTCTCCACACAATAAACATACCATATAATTTTACCTGATAAATACTGAATATAGGTAAAATATTATGTCCCAAACTACACGTCAAACCAATCTACTAGTAGAACAAGATTGGACTAAGGTTTATCAAGCATTTACTAATGCTGACTTTGTCAGCTACGACTTTGAAACTCTGCGTAATAGCATGATAAATTATATCAAGACCTATTACCCAGAAACATTTAACGACTTCTTAGAAAGCTCAGAGTTTCTAGCATTGATTGACGTACTTTGCTTTTTGGGACAAAGCCTAAGTTTCCGCACAGATTTAAATGCTCGCGAAAACTTTATTGATACAGCACAGCGCCGTGACAGTATCCTTAAACTAGCACGTATGCTGGCCTATAATCCACAGCGCAGTACCAGTGCCAGTGGCTTATTAAAAATTGACAGTATTGCTACTACTGAAACAGTCTACGACAGCAACGGCAATAACCTGGCAAACAACACCGTACATTGGAATGACCTAACCAACGACAATTGGTTAGAACAGTTCAACACAATTCTAAATGCTACACTAAACACAAATCAGGCAATTGGTAAACCTGGCAACAGCCAACTTATCAATGGTATACAAACTGACGAATACTCAGTTAGTCTAAACAGCGCCAATCTTCCTACTGCTAGTTTTTCTGCCGCGATCAACGGAACACCAATGGGATTTGAAGCAGTAAGCGCAACAACAGTAGGCGAAAGTTATATCTACGAAGCAGACCCAACTACAATTGGTAAGTTTAACATACTGTATCGCAACGACAACAACGGTAATGGTAGTAACAATACTGGATTCTTTTTATATTTCAAACAAGGTAGCCTACAGGCCACTAACTTCAATGTACAAAACAGTATTCCAAATAACTATGTAACTGTTCCAACCAGTAACATCAACAATACAGACTTTTGGTTATACCAACTTGGGGTTAACGGAAATCCGCAGACAAAATGGTCAGCAGTCCCAACAATCACAGGTGTTAATGTAATTTACAATCAATTGACTAATAAAAATTTATATCAGGTCAACACATTAAACAATGACCAAGTTAATTTAATATTTGGTGATGGATCATTTGCTAGTATTCCACAAGGTGGTTTCCGTTTTTACTATCGTACTAGTAACGCACTGAGCTATAGTATTACTCCTGATGATTTAAGTAGTGTAATTGTTGCTATTCCTTATGTGGGACGAAATAACAATGTTGAAACATTGACATTTGTTGCTAGTTTAAAATACACAGTAACCAATGCCGCGTCCAGCCAAACATTGGCTAGTATTAAAACAAGTGCACCACAACAATACTACACACAAAATCGTATGATCACCGGTGAAGATTACAATATCTTCCCGCTGACTAACTATAACAGTATTCAAAAGATTAAAGCGGTTAATCGTACAAGCTCGGGTGTAAGTCTTTACCTTGATGCTATTGATCCAACTGGTAGCTATTCAACTACAAATATTTTTGGTGATGACGGACAATTAATTGCCGCTGGCGGCGGCGCCAGCGACTACAGTACCTACACATTTGATTTCTTGTCAGCAACAGATATCTACGCAACAATATACAATGATATTGTTCCGCTAATGACCAGCACAGAAATGCGTAACTACTATTATCAAAATTACTCACGATACGCCGCACCGGCTAACCTTGTGTTTGCTCAATCTACTACTAGTACTACATCAACTAGTTCTGGGTTCCTACAGGTCAGCGGACTAACACAACAAATTGGCGCCGGCATTAACACAAATCTACAGTATGTCACAGTAGGAAGTTTGATTAAATTTACTGCCCCAGCTGGACATTATTTTAATGAGCAACACCAAATTGTCAGTGGTACTCCACAAACTCCTGAAGACAGTTATACATTCTGGGCCGCAGTTACCGCAACAGTGGGCAATAACAATAGCGTTCTCCCAAGTCAGGTTACATTTGGTACAGTAGTGCCAACTGGTGCTGTAGTAACAACAATTATTCCAACTTATAAAAATGATCTAAGCAACGCACTTATTTCTACGTTGGCCGCACAGTCTAAAGCTAAAGTTAATTTTGGTCTACGCTACAATCAAACCACACAGACCTGGGAAAACATAGCCACAGCCGACATTGGTGCTAGTACAGATTGGATGTTGCGTTTCAGCTATCGCCAAGGCCTGTACTATGTTGACTACAGAAAACTAACTTATAGTTTCTTATCAGCTGGTGCTACAAAATTCTATTATGATCCAAACAGTACTGTTTACAGTAGTGCCACTGGAACAAATATTAACGACATTATTAAAATATTAAAAATTAACAATCAGCCTGGCAGTAGTTCTCCGTTGGGATCAGACTCTACCTGGGTAATCTATAATAATGTAACACAAGAAGATGGGTATGTTGATACAGCACAGGTTTTAGTAAAATGCCCCGAAAGCCAAATGGAACAGGTGCCAGACAATCCTGACCTATTTACTACAATATACGATTCGTCAGCACCAAACCGCAGTTTGTATTTCCAATACAAACACAATGCTCCAGCACGTAGTCGAATTGATCCAACACCGGTTAATCTTATTGACTTATATATTTTAGTTGCATCTTATACCAGTGCATACATAGCTTGGTTGCGTGATTTAACTGGCACAGTACAAGAACCTATGCCGCCAACATCAAGCAGTTTAGAAATTGACTATGCTGGGTTAGATGACTACAAAACAGTTAGTGATACAATCATTTATAATCCTGCACAGTTTAAACCACTATTTGGCTCTAAAGCAGATCCTAGTCTACAAGCACGTTTCCAAGTAGTTAAGAATCCTAGTGTTGGTATTACTGACAACGAAATCAAAACACAGGTAATCTCAGCGATTAACAATTACTTTGATCCTAATAACTGGGACTTTGGTGATACATTCTACTTTAGTGAATTGGCCGCTTATTTGCACAGCACACTAGCGCCTAATATTAGTAGTGTGGTTATTGTTCCATCAGACAGTAGTTTAGTATTTGGTAACTATTTCCAAGTTAACGCTGAACCATGGGAAATCATTACATCGGCTGCAACAGTAAACGATATCGACATTGTGTCCGCAGTAACTGCCGCACAACTAGGTATGAGTGGTATTAACTTTGGTTCTACACAATAATGGCACTATTAAACACTATTAACTTTTTACCTGAAGCATTTCGCTCAGACACCAACCAACGTTTTCTTGGCGCAACAATGGATCAGTTGTTTACGCCAGGTGTTAATCAACCAGTTAATGGATACATTGGTCGTACGTTTGCACCTACATATAAACTAGGCGATAACTATGTACCAGAACAAAATTCAAGCAGAGCTAACTATCAACTTGAAGCTGGCGTAGTTGTTACAGATGATAATAAAAATATTACATTTACAGCAGGATATTTAGATTTATTAAACAGTATCAATACAAACTCAGGTCC